CTCATTAAGAGTTTTAACTACTAAATCTGTAGTTGTAGCAATATCATCTACAAATACATAATCTGCAAACTCACAATCAAAGTATCTAGTTTCAGTTGTTTGTGTTTGAAAAAATACTCTGCCACAGAAGTCATCTATTGCTCTACAAGCTGCATTAATAGCAATATCTAAATTACTATCTTGTGCTGTACCTGATAAACCAAGCCAACCTTTAAGATCATCTTTATCTACATATTGTGAATGAGCATGAGGCATTTAATTATTTATCCTCTTCAGGCTTTACAGCTTTATTTTCTACTTTTTTCTTTGAGGATTTTTTACCAACTCCCTCTGGAATGATTTCTCCAATACCTGCAACAAGAGTTGCTTTAGCAAATGGAGGATTAGCACCCTGAGCTAATTTACCAGTCTCTTTACACTTCCAGACTTTATCCTCTAATTTTTCTACTCTTTTGTTCATATTATTCTCCATATCCCAAGCAGAGCCAACAACCTCTGTACTCATTACAAAAGTGTGGCTCTGCTTAGACATTAATTATTTATTCAATACTTGCTATTGAAGTAAATGCTTGTGGTTTATAAACAGCTAATGCATATCTTAGAGATGCTTTAACAGTTAAAATATCTTTACCAAAGTCTCCATCAGCAGCAGAATCAGAAATTTGTAATTCCATTCCTCTTCTGAATACATGGTTGACAGCTAAAGATCCACCAAATTTACCTACAAGAACATCAACTGATGAGCTTACAGCACCACCAATTTGTGATGATTTAACTACTGGTAATCCCCAGATTGTAGGACTTCCTGCCATTGCAGAAGCACCAAGCATAAAGTTGTTGTTTCCATCAACTTGTCCTGCTAATGCTTCAAATCCTGCAGGTGCCATAACAATAGCATCTGGACTTAAGTAACCATTAACTTCTGCATCTTTGATAGCTTCTAAGATTGTTCTTAGTTTACCACCAACAGTTGCAGGATAAGTCATAGCATCATAAGTGATTGTGTTAATACCAGAAGTATTGAGAATACCCTCAATATTTGGAGCTATACCATCTCCACCAATGACTTGTTTTTCAAGTCTTTGCATAACATGGTTAGCTAATCTTCCATCAAAATATGCTCTAGCTCCTGCTTGATCTTCAAGCAACTCTGCTGTTATTGGAAGAGTTGTAATGAATTTTCTTACAGGTGCAGTAACAGCTGTATATGAGAATGCATCTTCTCCAGAAGCAGTTCCCTCAGCTTTTTCTGCAGCATTATTTGTTGATGTTTCTTTTAAGAAATAGTAAGTTGTTTGATCTGTATTGATTGTATCAATCAAGTCCAAGAATGGATTAGGATTTGGCTCTAAAGCAGGAACTACTTGTTGATAAACTGTGTCCCTAGTCCATACTGAAGTTGTAACAGTTGTTTTAGCTTCAAAAGGTATGTTCTTTTGTCCATGATCCACAAAGGATTTATAAGCACTTGATTCAATGAATTGTTGTCCAAGTGATTTTGGAGCTTCAACTTCTGGCTCTCCATAAACAGGCATTCCAGATACTTTTTGAGAAGCTTCTACAACATCAGCATTAGATTTTTTCATTTCCTCAAAAGATTGAAGTTCTGTGATAGAATCTCCAAGCTCTGCTAATTCTTGATTTCTTCTTTTAATTTCTTCTTTTTGATCAGAAGAAAGTTCAGACATATCTTTTACAGAATCAAAAATCCTAGCTAATTCTTCTGACTTAAGAGCCTTTTCAGCTCTCATTTCTTTTAATGTTGCCATTTGATTTTTTCTCCTATTAATTATTTTCCATTAAGTTCTTTTGAACTTCCAGGAATAGTTCATCATCTTTAACAGGATCATAACCAAACTCAGCTAAGACATCATCCAATTTACAATAAATTGCATTTAATCCTGCTAAGTATGTGCTAATCATCTCTGTAGATTTTGAACTTAGTGTCTTTTTTTCAGAGTTCCTAAGAGAAGCAAGATTCTCTATTCTCTCTGTAAATGCCTTAAGCTCCTCAAGAGAAGCCACAGCTTGTTCTCCAAGTCTCATTCCCTGTTGGGATGAATTGCTGATACCTGCATCAGTTTTACTTGAAACTTCTGGCTCTGTAGATTCAACCTGCATCTCTGCTTTGATTTCTTCATCTACAGGCTCTAAACCTGATTTAAGTGCTTGAACAAAACTGTTCTGTTGAGCACCTACTAGCACAGGAGATACCTCCCATACTTTAACATCTTCTAATACTCTTACAGGAACTTCTTCTCCTTTAGAGTCAATGTGTGTTCCTTTACTTGATTTCATTACCTGGAAACCATAAGAGAACTGTTGCATATCTTGCATTTCTTTAACTGTGTTATATGCTTCTTTCCCTGCTTCTGTATTTAGAAAATATCCTTTAAAAACAGCTTTTTGATTATCTGTCTCTATTATTCCTCTACCAATGACTTTAGACCAATCATGATTCCAAACTAATGGAACTTTATTTCCTGAATATCCTGATCTAAGAGCATTTGCTTTAGTTACATCATTATCACTATCAATAGTGTCAAATAATGAAAAAACTGCTTCTATATATCTTTTATCTCCATCTTCTTTTAGTTCAATAGGAGCATTTTTAAAAGATAAATCTTCTGGCCTTTTTATTTCACTCATCTATTACCTCAATATAAGCTTCTGTACATCTGCAATTAGCTATCAAACTAATTGGAGCTTTTGGATCTCTTGGAGCATCCAACTTAATACCATTATACAGATAAAAGCTGTTCAGAGGAACTCTTTGATTATCTAGTTCAAAGTGTGCTTCTCTTACAACTCCATCTCTTCTGGAAACCCATTCTTTCTCTAAAGTTTTACCTGTTGCTTTTGCAGCTCTTTGTTGAGACCAAGAACTAACTTTACCAACTTCTGTTCTAGCTATATTTTTAGCTCTTCCTAAGTTCTGTCCACCAAGAACAGTATTAATTCTCTTTGATAATTCATTAAAGAACTTCTCTCCCTCTGGAGTACCTGCAATAGGAGCAACAATTCCTAAATCTTCAAACTCTTTTAAGGTATCTGTAATGACTTTTGTTACTCTCTTCTTAGTTGTTGCATTTAAGTCATTCATAACTTTTTTAGCATTTTCCTGGATAAAACTTGCTGCTTGTCCATCCTGAAATACTGATTGAACTGCTGCAGGAACTTGTCTTTGGCCTCTATAAAAGCCACCCTCTACTATTTTTTTAACTGTTCTAGCATCTATGACTTGATCTGCTGCTAATGCACCAAATACTGTTCTAATAGCTTGTTCTTCAGGTATTGTTACATCTAAATCAACAGGATCTGCTGCTTTAAAATTATTGTTACCAGGAAAGAGATTATCCCAAGTTCTGACTGAAAAATCATCTGATACTGAATAAAACAATGGAAGTAATTCTTTATCAAACTTAGAAGAATCTAAGAATAAATCAACATTAGCTTCTAATGCTTCTATGCTTTGTGAAGCTTTAACAACATTAGATAATCCTCTTTTTTGTCTATTTAATTCTTTTGCATAAACATTAGAAATATAATCTATCCAAACATTCTCTAAACCATTGATTGCTTTCCATAGTTCTTTCTTTTCTATTTCTGATCTATAGTGCTTTACAGTAGGAAGTCCTAAGAATTTAGTTGTTGGCTCTTCCCATCCATAAAGATTAAACTCTTGTGATTTCTCTTCTTGTACTTTTTCTGCTTCTTTACTAGCCCAATTAAAAGCTCTCATCTTGTTAGATTTAGAGATGTCTCCACCCCAAAGCAACCAGGCCACCTGTCCAGGAGTTGGATTTCCTTTTCCATCTAAATAATCATCAGCAGCTTCTGAATCTAGATCTCCCTCATGTCTAGCAAACCAAGCTGCCATTCTAACAACTTTGTTATCTGAAATCTTTCCATTAGCCATGTCTCTGGCTTCTCTCTTAGTTTTATCTGTTAATCCACTACCTGCATATTCCAGGAGTTCTAAACCTCTAGCTGCATTCTTTTGTATATAATCTGGAACATTCTCTACAGCTTTATTATTCTTCTTTGGCTTTTTAGGCTTTTTAGGCTTCTTTGGCTTTCCATATTTATCATCTTCTGAATATTGATGAATTTGAGCTAATCTCTCCTCAGCTTCTTGTCTAGTGTTATAACAACCAAAAGATCTAGTTTCATCTTCTGAAAATACACAATATTGGCCATCTACTTCTTTTATTATCTTTTCTTCTGTATCTACAGCAATTAATTCTTTTTCTTCTACTACATCAGAACTAGCAAACTCTGTGCCATGATACATAGTTACTTCTGAGCCATCTACAGGAACTTCTGCAATAGTCATATCTCTTACAAAATAATCTCCATTGTCTAAAGCAGGTAATTGATTAGCTTGTCTTGCTTCATTAACAGTTACAAATCCTGCATTAAAGCCTGTAACTATTCTCTGCATAGTTGCATCTTCATCTTGTGATAAAGCTCTTACATTAGAGATATCATACTTGAAGCAATAATCTGGATTATCTTCAAAGTCTTGTAATAATAATTGTTTTGTGAACTCATTAGCAAAGTGATTCCACATAGGAATTAACTTCTGCTCTGTGAAGAACTCTCTTAACTCTTTAGCATTAGAATAAGTTGCTCTCTCTAGTCCTGCTCCTAGTCCTGCCAATATTGCAGGGACACCTAAAACAGCAGATATTCTTTCTTCATTAATATATCTAAGCTTTCCTATTTCTAAATCTTTAGGACTAAATGAAAGTGTTTTAACATCAACTTCTCCACCAGATATAACTAATGGCCTACCTCTGTTTTCTCCTCCAAATCTTCTTCCAAATACTTCTGCAATATTCTCTGCTTCATCACTTGTCATTGATAAGTCATTCTTTGGACTGATGATTACTGATGGAACACCTGTATTTTTAACTAGAGCTGCTCCCATTTGTGAAGCTGCAGCATCTCCTAATACTTCAACCATAACTG